GTCTTCGTTTAAATAAAAAACGCCCCAAGTGGTGCAAGCGGAATAGTCCGCGCGCTCCGATTTTGTAAACGCGGTATCCCAAGACTGGATGACAAACTCACAGGGAGGCGGTGCATCCTTTTCCCAGATCTTCCACCATTCGCGTTTAACCAGCGCGCCTTCTTCAGAAGTTGGATCTTGTTGATACTGGGCTTGCCATTTGGAAAGTGGCAACTCTTCACGTAATACTTCAAGTTCTTTTAAGTCCCAGAACTCTGGCCATAGGGATTTACCCGTAGGGAGAATAGCCGGAAGGCTAATCATCTCCCATGTGTCGCCATCTTTGTCTACTGCACTTTGTAGGATCTTGCCGGTCAAGTCACGCTTTGACCAGCGGGTCATTACGACAACAATTGAACCACCCGGTTGTAGACGTTGGCGCGGGCCTGATGTATACCACTCATACACTTTGTCAAACACTGAAGGGTCGCCAGCAGCCAAGGCGGCCTCTTGCTCAGAGTGTGGATCATCAATAATGAGCAGATCTGCTCCTTTACCAGTAACAGTACCGCCGACACCAATAGCAAAATACTCCCCGTTACCATTAGTAGACCAGCGACCGGCAGCTTTAGAATCAGAACGAAGACTGACGTTTGGGAATATTTTGGCATAGGTTTCTCCATCAACAAGGTTACGCACTTTACGGCCAAAGCCAACGGCCAGTTCGGCGGTGTTAGAACATTGAATAATTTTCTTATTAGGGTATCTACCTAGGAACCAAGCAGGCAGTAAATAAGAAGCAAATTCAGACTTAGTATGACGAGGAGGCATATTAATGATGAGCCGTTTGATTTTGCCATTGGCGATGTCCTCAAATTTTTTTGCCATTAAGGCATGGTGACGGCCAGAAATAAAACCCGGCCACATTGTTTTTACAAAGGTCATAAAGCTATTAGCACCCTCTTCTCTGAGGATGGCGTTCTGATACTGGTTTGCCATGACTAACAGATTTTCTCTGTCGCCGGCAGGGAGCGAAGCTATCAGCTCTTCTAAGTTCACTCTATATCCCTAACCTTGAGATAGGCAGGACGGATGGACCGCGCCTTGCGTGGCACACCCTTACAGATGCCTAGCTTGACTAACATATTCATTTTGCGATTGACGTTGCCACGCCCTTTCTCGCCGGTGATTCTCATCACATCGTCTATTGATGGTCCAAAGCCAAAGCGCTTCCACCACTCGTCAATAATGAGGAATATTTCTTTTTGTGCTGGTGTCATTTTTTTTACTCCCCCCCGGTGTTTGATTCAGGATTTGATAAGGGGGATGTTTCACGTGAAACATTTTCAGGAGCCGGCTGGGAATTTTGTACCCCCTCCCCGTCAAAATTTTGGGATTGTTTGTGTGGAATACTATGCAAAGGGCCAGCCCCTAGATAAATAGATTTTGGGGGTGTGGGGGCGGTGGGGTCGCTGGGCTGCCCAGTCGCTTGGGGTGCTAGGTCGCTCTCAGGGTCAGCAGCGTGCAGATCAGGATCTTCTGTGGCTTGCTCGGAGTCTGGGCGACCAGCATCACCAGCAGCCAGCTCAGCGAGCAGCTCACTAGCTGATGTATCTATGGTCTGGGCGTCTGATGCGTTTTGACTGGAGAGCGCAAGACGGATAGAAGTCAGGATCTTATCTCTCATCTGCTGCGGGTTATCAATCGTGACCAGCTCGCGCTGCTCAGTAAACAGCGAGACATCGCTGAACTTGGCGATAAGTTCCAGTGCTCTGATCTGCTGCGCTGGGGGATTGTCAGGGTTTATCGCGTGCTCTGTCAGTTTATGGATACAGAGCGCCCTTAAATGAGCGGGAGTTTGATATTTCGCAGCCTCTAAAGCCACTTTAAACGCCTCTATCTGTCCTTGAATCGCCCCGTTCTTTGCCAGCTCCTGCCCACGCTTGCTGGCTGTCTCAGGCTTGGCTTTACTTTTTCGGCCGTTCGGGCGTGACTGGCGGAACGCCTCGGCCTTGGTCTTGCCTATTGCCATCTGATAGGCGAACTCTTTCTGACTGTGTGTTAGCTTGGTTTGACTGGCGGTAGTGGTTCCCAGTAGCACAGTTTCAATCGGCACAGTCTCTAGCCCATCCTTGACCTGTTTGCGTGTTAGCTTGGGTGGTTTACTGGTGCTCATTTAGTAGGTATAAGGTAAGTATCTCATATAGTGGAATTGTATCACCAACCTACTAGATGTTGTATCTGTTTCTGTATCTCTCTACTATCCGTAGTATCTGCTGAACTGATCCGCTCCGCTCTCTCTAACCGCGTTTTAATTTTTCTCATATCGTGGAATGATTTAGGCTTGACAACCCTTGCAGCCCAGACGCGCTGGGCAATACAATCGGCAGGTGACTCGCTCTTGTGTCACCTACTAACTTAGGAGGGTTTTATTATGGCAACAGTAAAGATTATGGCTTATGACGCCATTGTTAATTGTGACTGGCTGGGGGAAGGCGCTCAGATCCAGCTCGGCGTAGTTGAGGAAGGTCACCCATACGATGCACATTGGGACAGTTGGGCAGACGAGAAGATTTATTTTTATTTGACTTATTACGAATTTGAGGCGCTGAAGGTTGGCGATGTTTTGAACGATGGCGAAGATTTCACCATTGTAGAAATCAACAAGCAAGATCCGACAGTTTATGAGGTTGAATACAGCCCTGAGGAGTGCGAACAATGATTATTGACACGCCTGAGCAGATCGCTCACTTTCGCCTATTGACCTTGCGTCAGGGTTTAAAACTGGAGTTGGCTGGCTTGAAGATGAGCCGAGGCGCAAGCGCCTACGCCATCATTAAACGCGAGCTGGGTCTGAAGGGCTCGCGCCTCTCCGTCTTTAACCAGTTGTCACAGATGTTAGGCAAACCCATAGCAGACTGATGAGCTGGTGAAATCCCAGCGAAACCAGCGTGAGCTGGTCTCTGTTTAACTAAAAAGGAGGTTTTATCGTGAGAAATCACACACTATTGATAAGTTGGGGAACCAGTCGCGGGCAAGATACCTACGGCTATAACATCTGCCGACTGGATGACAATCAAACAGGGCGCCGCTTTAAGTGCATGGGCGGAGGTTATGACATGACTGGGACGGTCTTTGGTGACTGGTTAGAGTCTGAATACCAGCGCGAGCTGGTGGAGCTGGTCTCTACTTTGGAGCTGCAGCCCTACGGCAACGGCAGCACAGGCACCCGCGTTGTGAAAGAGGATTTAAACCCCTCGTTTTATGGTCTGTTTGTCCGCGCTGACGGCTCTGTGTATTTGGATGGGGCTTGCGGTATGTCTTCTATGCAGCGTATTGCTAACGCGATTGGGTTTGATATCCAATGGATCGGGAACCGCAAGGGTCAAACAGTAGGCTACACACTCACCCAGCGCATGAAGGAGGCAGCGTAATGGATAAGTTCATTCTGTTAGATGACGATACTGTGTTGATTAAAGCGGGGCAGTATGTGCTGGGCGATCCCTGCTATACCACTCCCGATGATGACTGGATGCCCTTGCTGGAATCTTGCGATTACTTCAGAGCCTCACCAGTCGCCGACATTGGCGGCGGTAAAACCATTTTAGGGTTCGGCACTTTGCATGGGGATGGCTGCTATACGGACAATTTCGGGAGCTCCTATCCAGTAGATGCGGGGCTGTTGGGTTTGGTTCCGATTGAATACGCCCAGCTTAATGAGGATAAATACTGGCCTGACCATATTGTCACTTTTGAGAGGGACACTCGCGCAGTAGATGACGGGCAGGGTCGGCTGACATTCGGGCAATACACCATAAACACAGATTACGAACTAGAGGAGGAGGAACTGTAATGGCTACATCATTAAACAAGGTCTTAGATAGCTCACCGCTTGCCTATGCTTTTGTCATAGAGGCACTACACCGATACAGCGCGGAGGTGGCCGCGTCTAAACCTGAGGATTACCCCAAAAGGTCATTGATCGCGCCTCAGGCGTGGATTGAGGCGGCTCAAAAGATTAACCACATTCTAACCAACTGATGAGCTCATAAGAGCGAAACCAGCGTAAGCTGGTCTTGGTTTATTAACTAACGGAGGAAACAATGCAAGTAAGACAGTCTGAGCATTATTTAACGATGGATTATGATTTCAGAAGGGTCAATATCTATCACACAGAGGCGGGGGCATATATCGTTAAATGCTTTGAGCATGGATATCACATACCCGATTTAGATAGCAGCTTGAGTTTGCGTGAATACGCCATGACGATGGCCGAATGTTTTGTAAGGGGGAAATAATGTTTTATGTATATCAAAACAGTTTAACCAGCAGCATACCGATAGGGGAGTTTTCTAATAAGGATGATGCGCTGGGTTTTATGGAAAGCCGCGCCCTTGAAAATTGGCGCGATGATGTCACAGGCTACGCGGTCAGGGATTATCTTCTGAATGTTTGCGCGGAGTATGAACTATGAGCTATTTAAAAGACCTGATTAGAAATTCTTTAGCTTTATCCTACGAATTGCATGATACGGAGCTTATGGAATTGCTTGAAGATGCCATGCAAGAAATAGAAAGACTGGAACCTGAGGGGGAACTATGAGGTTTTATTTCAACAGTAAGCCGATCCCCAGAGGTCTGGCGCGGATGATCTTCATAGACTGTAATCCTAATCTTGATAATGCGGAGGCTGAGGCGATTTTCAGAGGTGCTCAGGCCGCAACGGGTTCCAAGTTTAGGGCTCACTTACGGGATTATGGGCTGGAGGTAATCCTATGAGAGAGCTTATAGATTTGGTTTTGTGGGTGCTGGTGGGCGTGGCCTCGTTGGCCGCGATCTACCTTTTTATATGTTTAATGTTAGCTATGTGAGGGAATGATGGACAAAATAGAGAAGTTGGTAAGCATGGCGCTGAAAGATATATCCAGCGATAACTTTGATCCCGATTTTGTTAGCGGATGTTTGGCTGAGGCATTGGCTCGTCTGCAAGGCGACTGGGGCAGTTTTGACCAAGTGGAGGAATGAGATGCCTAAATACGAGGTCTCTTTAGCGAGAGAAGAAACTACCATTTATTTACTTGAAGTTGAGGCCGCAGATGAGAAAGACGCGGAGCAAAAGGCTTGGGATGAGTTTAATAACGACACATCCTATTTAGATCATGGCAAACTGGTTCATGCTAATGAATATGTTGATTATGTAGAGGAGCTAGACGATGAAAATAACGCTTGAAGTAGAAGTGCCAAAAGGCACCACAGTATCAGAAATTCAGGGCGCCGTTAAACGCGCTTTTGATCCATGCTGGATGGCAGAATGGTGGCATACTGATGATGTCATTGAGCAGGCCGAGTCTAATGGTGAGCAATTAACGGAGGATGAGGCCTTGTGGATATTGCAGATGATGGATAAAAACCATGACTGCAATATTGGCCACACTTGGGATTCAATGGATCATTGGATTGATAGAGTTATTCAAAACAGGGAAAAAGCAGCATGATTACACTTACACATGAACAATATGACAAAATTAGAAGTCTGTTAATGTATGCAGATTGGTGGATAGATGACTATCCTAAGCATAGGTATCCTGAGCAGTATGAGGAAGATAAAGAAGTCATTACACTGGCTCAAGAAGTGATACAGGATATTGATGCACTAATATTGCAAACTACGCCAAAATTTGAACCAGCAGAGGAACATTATGAAAAGATTTAAATTGTGGGATAACAAAAAAGAGCTGATGGGTGAGTTTGATACTTTCTTTGAGGCTTGGGAACAAGGCACCGATTACAAGGTGACCACAGGAAACACTTACTTTATTGAGGATACTAGCCGCTTGGGTCAAGTTCTAAACCAAATTAAGGAGTCTAATCGTGCATCAGAATGATAAAGACGCCCAAAAGTGGATGGAAAATAACGCCAAGTGGCAATATCGCGATCTCATCAAGGCCAAAGAGACTGGCGCGCCATATCACATTAGTGAGCACGGCGATGTTATTTTTGAGAAAAAGCCTGACTAGTATAATGGGGCATCAATACTTTCTTTAGGCTTTGGCTTGCGGTAAAGATGCCCACTTTATTATGATAATCGTTGAAATCCTCCCCAGTTGTGCTACTGATCCAGTAAGGATGGCCTGTTTCAATCGCAACGGACTGTCCAACATGACTGGGGTCATTGTCAGCAACGATGATCCCCTGCCCGACTGCCCGCGCTACCTCCTTGAGATTTCCTGCCGAGAAGCAGATGTAGATACGATATCTCAGGTTGCTGCTTTTCATAGCCAAGCGCACGGAATTGCCCGTGGCAAAACCCTCGCAGAAGATGGGAATCCCTTTTGCGTCCATGAGGAAACTTGCCCCCTTAGTCGTTTGTCCATACAAGAATTTTTTCTCCCCCTGCTCGTTGATGAGCTGACATCCGACCAATCTATCACCAATCCGCATCGGAATAACTAGCTTGCGCTCTCCGTTGTCTTCCCATACTGGCCACTTTTCATCAGGGAATCCTTTTCTTTCCATATATGGGTGGCTTTGCATGACTGTCTGGTGCATGATCCAGCCTGCTTTGGCTGCTGCCTTGTCGGCCAGCTCCTTGCGATCATCGGCCGCGCGCAAGATTCTTGTTAGATTCGCGGGTTGATGCGTTTTTTCTTCTGATTTCCAGACTGCTGGCTTTTCCATCGTAGCCCAGTTCTGCACCGCACCTCTATGTCCGTTGTAAATATAAGCGCCATTCTTTTTATACGGATGGTCAGTAGTAGGAACCCGCACCCATTTATCGTATGACAATGAGTTAATAATCAGGCCATGTGCTTTGGCAAAGTCTTGAAACTGCATACTAATCCTTAAAAAATAAGTTTGCGTCAATGCCCCTACGCTTAAGCTCTTCTTTTACTTTTTTGAGCGCTTGCTTTTCTATGTGGCCTACCTCACCTCTGTTTAGGCCTAACTGTGCCGCCACTTCCGCTTGAGTCATGTGAAAGTCTTTGTATTGCTGTTTTTCCATTATTCCGCCTTCATAAATTTAAGGATGTTGATTGGTGCTATATAAAATTCTTGGGTCATGTCTTGATAACGCTTGTCTTTGTATGTCTTTACTGTCCATTGTGCATGGGTGTCACCCTTAAGCGTAGCGATATGGGTCTTTTCTTTGCTTAAATAAATGTATAGATAAGGTTTAGGCACCGCATTGTCGTAGCTATGCCGCGCGCAAACCATAAAATGATCTCCAAACTTCCAATCTTCCGCGCCCGTAAATTGAGTTCCAAGATGTTTAACTTCAACGCGCTGGCCTTCATCACCCAGTTTATCGCTCATGTAAATATCGCCTTCATCCACAAAGTTCATACGCTCTTCGTAGCTGGGTGTGACTTTGGTTGGCGGAATAGTGACTACTTTACCCTTAGATGATAGCCATTGAGCGATCTCCCAAACGGCTTGCTGGCTGGCATTGAGGTGCTGCACAAAACGGCGATTGTCTTCCTGCCGATTCATTTCTCTTGTGCCTTTACTAATATTCCTAACACTTCACTACAACATACTTTGACTGCGTTGTATGCCTCTGGCATATTTTCATCAGCACACCAATATGCTGTCCCCATAATTGCTACACGCACTTGCTCTATTTCCTCATCTGTTAGTGTCTTTGCTGGATGGGTGTAGAGTGGTTCGCCTTGACCAATTTCGTTATAAATCCATTCAGAATCTTCACCTATGTTGCCTACGCATAAATTTCTCCACGCTACTGGTTCATTGTCAGCCTCTTGAGTAAAATCAGATAGCCTTTGTAATGCGGCTTCTTTTTTCAATGCCTCAATTTCAGCTTGTTGCTGGCGCACTACGGCATGCAGGTCTTCCATCATCTCTTTGCTGATGCGGTTGACATACTCATCACCTTCACGCACCCAGCGCAGGATGTATTGGTCGCTAAAATGCACTTCATCGTATGCTTTCCAGTTCATCTGTTTATCCTCACACTCTTAATCTCTTGTTCAAACATGTAAGCCAGCTTTGCGTTTAATAACTCTATTTCAGCTTGTTGCTGGCGTAGCATGGTGGCGGCTTTATTAAGCAATTGTGTTTCTGTGTTGTGGCAGTTTTCTAACACATCAGCTAGTTCATTTGCGTTCATGCTGCCATCCTTTCTTTACTTCTTGCCCATGCTATGTTGCGGCTTTTAATCCAGTTCATTGTATTTAGGCTTGGTATTCTGGGCGTATCTTCTAACCCGCGTGGCCAAACTTTAAACTTCTCTTTGTATTTATGACTAGCCCAATACTCGTTATAGCCGCGCTCTTTGGCAATATAAAGCAGCTCTGAGTAGAAATTTTGCTTTTCATTCTTGTTAATCTTGACTGCTTCAAATGCCAACTCTTCCATAGAGCCCGATACATTAACGATCTCGCTGCGCTTTTGCCGGATGTGTCCGCATGATGGGCAGCAATCTACATTCTTTGGCAATAGAAAATCACACTTAACGCACTTGGCTTCCTTCTTCACCTTCTCGGTAGGTTCTTTCTTAGCCTTCTCACCCTGATCGTCTAATACTTCTACGCCATGCTCAAAGACTTCATCCCAGTCATCTCTAAACCGCAAGTAATTGCCAGAGTGATCTAGCCACAATGCAAAATCTTTACTAGGATGGGGGCGCATGACTCTGCCGAGCTGCTGGATGTGGGAAGAAAGGGACTTGGAAAAAGGTCTAGCGGATACTCCAATGGCGACATCAGGAACATCAAAGCCCCTAGTAAGAATATCGGTAGCAATAAGCCCATGAATCTGTGTATCAGGCCGCGAGAAATCTGCGATTGCTTGTTTTTTGTATTCACTATCATCCTTATATGAAATAGAAACAAAGTTATAGCCATGCTCTGCAAACTGTTTAACTAAGTCTGCGCCATGCGCTACGCCAGCACAAAATACAATAGTTTTCTTCGGCTCGCCAAAGATTTCGTGAGTCTTTTTAATCCATTCTTGAACGATATCGCCGGTTAATTTCATACCGCGCTCGGTGACAACATCTTGAGCCCACTCGCCGGCCACTTTCTTGGCCCCAGTCATGTCAATCTCTTTGGCAATATAGACTTTGAGCGGTGTAAGCCATTTGTTATTTACTAAGTCTTGCGTAGTTGATCCGCATACTACATTGGAATACAACTTGCCAAGCCCTTTTGTAAATGGCGTTGCAGTCAATCCAACCACCTTGACATGGGGATTATTCTTAATGAACTCGGATGTTTGTTTGCGCGCAATATGGCACTCATCCACAATCAGCAAATCCACATCGGGAAAGTTCTTCATCTTTTCCAATGTCTGCGCGCTGCATACTTGCAACCGGTGACTGCGATTGTATTTAAAGTGCTGCGCTTGCAATACCCCGTGTGGAATATTGTATTTATCTAATCTGTCGCTGGTTTGATCTACCAGAATGACGCGATCCAACACAATGGCCGCTTTGTTAAATTTCTCATTCGTTGCTTTCATTAACGCAATCGCCACTTCGGTTTTACCAAACCCTGTGGGCGCGTATAACAACTGTGATCTGTGACCTTGCCTAAACCCCTCTCTGAGTTTCTCAATGACGTGCTCTTGATGCTCCCGTAAAACTAGCATACCTCTCCTTACTACCGGAAAACCCTCCGGCGTGGGCTCATTGTTTCTTTAGTTTTTTAGTTAAAGAATTTAATGATTTTGTTAGCTCGGCATTTCGGTGCTGAAACATATCCCGACTATACCGAAGTGAATTATTGTCAACTTCTAATAACTTATTTTGTTTTTGCAAACGATTTAATTCCTCCTCTACCCAATCCTTCTCAATATCGCTGGCATCCCATTTTTGGGTGGCGATAATTTGCATCAAATTTCTATTTTCCTCCGATAGCTGCGCAATGACATCAGTTAATTCCCTAATGCGGTCGTTCAAATCTATGTCAGTCATTTCATTCCTAGCAGTGGAAAGAAAACTATACAGAAATTAAATTATGTTTGCAATAGGAAGTTAGCAAAAATTGTCATGGTATTATTTGAAAATTGTGGTTTAATGTCTTGAATTTGTTCAACAAACTGGGAGAATTTGGTGGTACAAAAATCTTTGACACAGCAGCAAATGCAAGAGACCGTAGACGCTTTTGCCAGACTAGGATCTAAAGAAGCTGCTGCTAAGCTGCTTGGCCTTAATTCCTCAACCTACCAATCTAGATACCGCGCTGCAAAATTAGCCGGCATTACATCCAGCATACCCGTAGAAGAAAAGAAAGACGATGTGCTATCGCAGCTGCAAGATGCTAGGGATAAGATCCAGACCTTAGAGGCTGCTATCGCTACTGAAGCAAGGGAAAAAGTTGACGCTGATTTTATTAAGCGAACTATCCTTAAGCTCAAAGATGCGCCAGTAAACCCGCCCAAGTGGCTGATTCGTAAAGAAAAAAAGAAGTCTTTTGCTGGTGTCCCAACTCTCTTCGCCTCCGACTGGCACTGGGGGGAGATTGTTGACCCAAATCAGATTAACCATGTGAATAAGTTTGATATCAGTATTGCCCATGATCGGGCGCGGTTTATGATTGAAAAGACCATAGATTTATTAAAAAACCATGTTGCACACACCGATTATCCGGGAATTGTCTTTGTTTTGGGAGGCGATATGGTTTCGGGTGACATTCACGAAGAGTTAATGGCCACCAACGAAAAAGAGATTATGCCCACAGTCATTGATTTATATGGCGTTTTATCGTGGTGTATAGAATCTTTGGCCGATGAGTTTGGAAATGTCTTTATTCCGTGCGTTTCGGGCAATCATGGACGCAATACGCACAAAATTAGGGCAAAGGGCAGGAATTACACATCCTTTGATTGGTTACTATATCAATTTCTAGCTAAGAGGTTTGAAAATGATACCCGTATTCAATTCCATATTCCCGATGGCCCTGATGCCTATTATTCAATCTACGGACACAAGTATTTACTTACACATGGCGACCAATTCCGTGGGGGTGATGGTGTTATTGGCGCTTTAGGCCCCATCATTCGCGGAGACCACCGCAAACGCTCCAGAAACGCTCAGATTGACATGGAGTACGATACAATGCTCTTAGGTCACTGGCACCAGTTAATCCAGCTAGAGCGCCTTATAGTCAACGGTAGCCTTAAAGGCTACGATGAGTACGCTTACAGCAACAATTTTGGATTTGAGCCGCCTCGGCAGGCTTTATGGCTGACCCACCCTGACCACGGTATTACCTTCAGTATCCCGATTTACGTTGATCGTAGGCCTAAGCAAGAAAAAACCGGATGGATTAGCTGGAAATGAAATTAACCCCCGCCATTCTCAAGAACCTGTATTCAGCAATTTATTGCATGAAGCCGTTTAATCGGTGGAATATGCCTTTGCCAGAACAGATCCGGTTCGTCCCCAATGCTGATAAAGATGCCATGGGCACGTACATCTATGAGGATGGCGAGGAGTTTGAACATACCATTACTGTTTCAACTGAAATGTGCGGGCATCTGGCGACAGTGATCCGCGTCCTCTGCCATGAGTGCATCCATATGTCCCGCTGGGCTAATGACCGCTGGTCAAGCCATGATAAAGAGTTCAAGCGGCGCGCCAAAGTCGTCTCAGATGAGCTTGGCTTTGACGCCCTAGAGCTTTAGGCAATACTCCCCCAAGGGTGACAGCCCCACATCTGGATAGCTGTTAACCTGACCCATTATTACACTTTAAGCTGCATTGTCTAATAACCAGTCCTACTCGGAGTGAATGTTCATTCGTTGAAAGATCTGTCTATCACCCATGTATCTTTCCACTTGTGTAGTCGCCATTTAACGCTACGAGGCACGCAATCGGATGTAAATCGGCCTATGTTCTCTTCCACGCAGCCCATGTAGGCTCTGTGTAACGTCTGGAGCACGA